CCCAAGATAATCAGGGCCTGCGATTGGTTGGTTGATGTTAATCATGTTCTGTTGGAATCCCATACCAGCTCCCGTTAGCGCCATTGAAAGCCCCTGTCGGTTCATGAGCGCTTGCTGCTCCAGAGCCGTCTGGTAATTAGCGTTCATCTGCATGTAGTTGGCTACAGCTAATCCTGTAGAGGTGCCTTCAACCCCTCTTTCAGCTGCGCTAGTCATGAGCGTCCCAATAGCTTCGCTCGCCTCTTGGTCCCCTTTAAGGGCCTCCATGGCAGCTGCGGTCTCTTGATGCGATTCTCCCAGCCGTGCCGCAGAAACTTCGTGCTGCCACCGCTTCACCTCGTTCACCGATGCTTGGCGCTGGGCTTTGGCTTGCGCCTTCGCGGCTTGCGATTGGGCAGCTAATTGAGCTGCGCCAGATGCAATCGTAAGAGCTATTTGGGCGGCTGCTGGTAGACACATAATAAAGGTTATCTAGTTATAGTGAATTTGCGGAAGGTTTCTCCGTCTATTTTTAATGGCTCGCTGAGCGTTGCTCCGCACCATTCAAGCCATTTAAGGCATATAAAGTTTTCTGCGTGTATGTAGTTGGATACTTCGCCGTACATCTCAGTCAATGACCAAACCCACTTACGACAATGTCGAAGGAAGTCTTTGGCGTAGGTCTCCACTTCAGAGGAGCCAAGCATCCATATGTAAGGTTCTTCTCCGTTCCCCGCCCCGAATATAGCCATGACGTTCTCGTCCTTGGTCATTACCGTCAGGGTAACATCGTCGTTTATGAAGGCGTTGTTAAGCGCGTCGGCGGGTGTGCTCTTAAAACAAGCAACCTCAACCTTGTCCATTTCCCGTAGATTGTCCCCAAGCTCGTCTATATGAGCCTGTGTGGTCACTCGTATGGTGTGCCCTTCTGGGGTGGTCTCTACGATGCTATCCATACCTTCTGGAACGCTGGTGGACGAATGATTCAAACTCCGCACTCTGAAGGTTACAGGGAGCGGCACTGGCGTTCTCAATGGTTATTACAGTTCCCTTGGGGTCCGTAAAGACAGGGAACCTGAAGCTGTTCGATTCAAGGGGCATGGAGCCCTCGGTGGTCGCTTGGACAACAGTAGCGTTAAACTCGCTCTCGGAAGTGTTCCTGAGATGCGGGGTCACCTTCACCACGAAATGTGAGGTGTCCGTGAAAAAGAGGCTTCCGTTGCGTATGAGCATTCTACCAGAGTTAGTGGGGCTCATCTTGTCCCCAGAAGCCGCCTTAAACAACTGCTCAGAGAAGGTGTATTTCATTGTGTAGGGTATGCCCACATAAAGCTCAACCGCTGCGCCTGTCACTCCTCCTGACACAATATTGTCTTTAAAGGTGACCGTGGTGATTCCGGGGTCCGTTTTTGAAGCAAACTTAATGTTCTGGAGCAGGAGCCCGTCTTTGGTGTAAGCCTGTAGGGTTTCTCCTGAGGCAAGCATATAAGGGACGTTAAAGGTGGGAGAGGCAGCGTCAGCATTGAATGTGACATCAACCCTTTTGTCCAGATGGGTGTTGTATCCTTCAGCGTCTCTTTGCTTGTTTTCCAAGGGGAGCTTAAGGAGATGCGTCTGGGGTGCACTTGCTCCACTAGGACACTGAACAATATACAAATCAGAATCAACAAACCCAATACCACGAATACCTCCACCACTGATGGTGAACTTACTCCAAGAACTAAGAACCTTCTCGTCCCCGGAGAAGAAATACTTGTAGATATAGATGTCTGTCCCGTCAGTCAGAGCGAGAAGTTCTTCGGAACTGCTGCCCGTCATGGACACAATCCCCGTGGGGACGTATTGGGGAACATGGGAAGTGATTTCGTTGGCGTCGAATACGTCTGTATTGGAGTTAACAGTGAACTCCCTGACCCCGGTGAATCCTCCTCTGGTAAAGGGAAAGTAAATATACGCACCCAAAGCCACAGGCGACACTGAGCTGTCGTATTCAAATTCAGTGATGGGGTTAGCGGATACTGTCTTAGGTGTAAGTATATCCCCACCACGAAGGACGAACTGACCAAAGTCAGAGAACATCACAAGGTTGTCTTGGAACCCCATGGCATTCCTGAGATTCACTACGTGAGCTGAAGAAAGGGTGACGTCAATAGGAGAGCTGTCCAACAGGGACACAACAGACGTTCTGTAGAAGTTGTAATGCTGGATGCCGTTCGTGCCTTCATACGACCCAAACTTCACCTCAGTCATGCTTACAGAAGCACCTGAGAGAAACCCCAGTCGTCCCTTGAATTGGAACACACCGCTTATAGTGGACCCAACAAACGAGGGGTCTGGGTTGGTGTTCTCGTCCCCGGCTAGAAGTTCGTCCAGCGGCATATGCGCTAACTCAAAGACGTTCTCAGCTGTATTCCGCAGCATCAGAGGCATTGTGTTGGGGTCAATTCTATTAAGAACCTCGTCGCCAGCTATTTCTGACCAGCTCCCTTGGCCTATAGTGCCGTCAGCGGTGGTCTTATCTGAACCAGCAACAAGAAACTGCACATACCTGTCGTCAGTGGCCTCTTCAATATCACCAATAACCTTAACCTTGTAACGGTGTGGGGCTACTTCTGGAAGGTCCGTAATCGATGTGACGGCTTTGTGCGCTATTCCAATACCCGCACCAGCGAGCCCGTCAAAAGGGTAAATGGTGTAGTTTGGTGAAACCGGGCCTTTTATTTCCCCCAGCTGCGGGGAGAGAAGCGTGGAATAGAACCCTCCGTGAGTATGCAAACCAGCTGTCTCGAAATTTAAAGGTCTGTCTGTTCCTATAGGCTCCTCGGAAGGGTCCGCGACTGGGGTGGCGGTGGAGCTGAACAACTTAGCGAGGATGGTGTCAGTCTGGGCGTTAACGGCTGTGTTATAGAATACAGCAGCGGAGTGTGCGGCTTGGGATGACCCGGAGTAGACGTAATTCTCGTAGGGGTCGGTAATCCCGTCAACCTTCACGCGGACGCCATACTTCTTCTCGTAGTCTCCTTGCTTAATAAAGACCAAAGCCTCGTCGCTGACGGGCCTACTTATAGTTGTATCCTTAGTTACCGTCTTTTCGGTGTTAAGGATGTAAGTAACATCCCCGGTGGTCAGGAGTTTAAAGTCGTCTTTTGGAGTCGTAGCCGCCGCAAGGGCACCGCTGATGGCTCCTGTAGTAAGATAGTTTGTCGTGCTCAGTACCAAGTCAGAGGCGTCAGCTCCCTTGAAAGTATATTCGATTACGGATTGCATCTCTCCCGTAGCATCACCAAACAACGCAAAAGAAGAATCGAACGGAGCTTCGTCGTCTGGTTTGAAAGTTATAGTCTGAGTTGTTTGGTCAACAGAGGTGAGGATGTACTCAGTAGCGGCAATGCCCCCACCCGCGACTACACGAACCCTATGCCCATCAGCTTGGTTGTAGTCGGCGTCCACCGGAGAGTTCGCTAGCGGGATTTTCTGCGTAAATTCAACGGTGCAAACATCTCCTGCTACGCTAGAGGATTTGACAACCCCCCTGTATTTTTGGTTAATGGTGGCCTTATCTCCGTCATCGAGGTTATAGGCCGTCATGGTTTTAAGGACATCCCCCTTGATAATAACCACGTATCTCTCGTTATTATCCCTTTCGATGAAGTGAACCTTGGCATTTGAGTCGATTTCGGCGTCCGCGATAAGGGTCGCTATGTGCCGGGTCGCTGGACGCTTCTGTAGGCCGTCCACAACGCTCGCTAAGGCGTTCTCTTGCTCCTCGCACTGTCCAGAGAAGCGGACCGCATCCGGCTGCTGAGAGACGCCCTGAATGAGGTTTGTGACTGAGGTGTTAATTAAGGGCATATCAGGCACTTACATTGTATTTACGATTCACCCCAAGGCGATAATAGACATCAGCGCTGTCGAAGATGGTCCGGTCAGAGGACTGCGAATCGAGTTCCTGAAGACGAGCGCGTGCTTGCATCTCATCCACAGCGATGAGCGCCTCCAACTCACGACTACCAACAATACGCCCTTGGAAAATACGAGACGCCCTGAGGGTGATGTAGCGTCTGGCTGGCTCAATGAGGTCGTCCCAGTCCAGTTGCTCAGTAAGGTCAACCTTAACTGCGCTAGTGAACGTGAAGGTTCTGTCCTTGCGATTATACAAAAACAAACCCCTCTGGACAAAGTCGTCAGTGGAATTCACTGCGTCCACAAATAAAGTGGTGGCGGGGAGAGGAATCTTGCTGTCCCCATTAGGGGAGATTTCGTGGTCCGTTACGGTGTTGAAGTGCCATTCTTCAGTCTGAACTTCTTTGGCTACTTCACGTAACGTGGTTAAAGCGATGCTCCCTGAGATAGGAAGAGCCGCTGTGTCAGCTAAGGAGTTTACGGGCGCTTCACCAATATGCCCAAGCATTTGGTTGACGCTTTCAATTTCTGTAGTGAGAGCCATAAGAAAAAAAGGGGGCCTCCGCAGAATAAACTACGAAGACCCCCTTAAGGGTTAGTTATTGTCGGTTAGCTTCTAACGCTAATAGCGCACTCAGGTCGCAGGATACCGTGACCCATTGCATACTTAGCCAACATCAGGTGAGCCTGCTTTGACATGGAGTATTCGCTTTCAACCGCAAGGTCGAGCAGCTTAACAGTTCCGATAGCGGACTTGTGTCCAGCAATGAACTTCAGCACGTCCAACCCCGAATCGAGGTAGCCTTTCGCGGAAGAATTGCCATCAGCATCATCGAACGGGTTGTTATTAGCATTCACGTCATCACTGGCAACTTCGTTGGTAGTGATTGTGGAAACATGAGGAGAGCTGTAGATTTTAAGCCCCACAAGCTCCATAATACTACCAGTAGCGATGCTACCAACACCCCCTACGTCGCGGTTGATGGCTGCGTTATCGCTACCCGCAAGCAGGTAGTAAAGCGCAGGCGTCAAGATGACGAAGCGGTCTTCTGACGGAATATGCTGTTCGTCCAACGTCTGAGCAATAAGCCTGAAGGTTTGAATCAGGTTTGCAGCGGTGTCCACATTAGCTGGAGCACCAGTGGTGACTCCCAAGTCAATCACGGTGCCTTGAGAGGCATCAGGGTTGGCTCGAGCAGCAGCGTCAACGTGAGAAGCAGCTACCAACGTACGCATCGTCGCAAGGTCGAAACGCTTAGCAAGAGCCCGTCCAAGCTCGGTCGTATACACGGACCTCACGTCGTAGTGATTCTTGAGTTCGTCAATCTGAGCTACGGAAGTAGCCGCGATAAGAACGTCATCAATGTTGATAACACGCTCACGATGTTCGATTGCCGTCGGATACTTAGTTCCGTTAGTCATCTCAAACACATCCTCACCGGGAGTGTGGTATTTTGCTGTCGCAATACCCGTAACTGGGAATTGCGCCGACTTACCGCTCGAAATAGTCCGAACGGTGTGAAGCTCTTTCATGACGTTCGATTCTTCGAAGGCATTAAGCACCTCGTTCGCGAACACCTTCAAGAAAAGAGCGTCTGTTGCCCCAGCGGACATTTCCTGTCCGATTCTTGACGGGGTAATAGTTCCATTAGCCATAATGGTTGATTCTTTCTAGTTAAGATTAAGTGGTTTCCTTTTTAGAAACCGATTGGTTTCTTCGTGTCCTCTTTCACATCGTTCACTCGTCAGCGTTATCCTTTCGGGCGCTATCGGTTACTAGGCTGCTACTTCAGACAGAAAAGTCTTTATCCCACTGGCGTATGCTCGCGCCAGTTGGGTGCGGGATGAGCGGAATATCTCCCACTCTCGTTCATTGGTGCCGAAGAACGGCTCGCAAATCACGGCAGGACACTTGGTCTTCACCAAGAATGCCCCGCCCCGCGAAAATTTTTTGAGAGGCTTTATGCCTCGGTCGGTTGTGTCGTATTCGGTCAGTATCTCTCTCTGGAGAAGTCCTGCCAGTCTTTTGCCGGGCGCAGAGCTGTGGTAGTATAACATCTCACAGCCCTCTGCGGACGCTGTGGCGGCGTTGAAATGAAACTCAACAGCCACTGTGACCCCGTCCACCTTCAGTGTGTGGGCCAGCCACTTCATGGCAGAGGTGTATGCGTTCCCGTGGTATTCGTCGTAGATTATGGAATCAATGCCATGACCATGTAGATACTTCTTAACCAGAGCCGCCACGCGCACGTTGTAAGTCCACTCAGGGACTCCAGACACGCTGCTGGCCCCCATGTCTCGGGGTCTGGAATGCCCCACACAGAGGCCTACGATATCAACGGTTTTCGAGGTCGTTGATGTATCGGAGGAGTTCTCCGATTGTCTCCTTTTCCTCAGACGTGAAAGAATGCTCTTCCAGCTTTCCAATAAAGTACGGAAGTTCACTTCTTTTAATCGTCGTGCACCCAACGATTGATGCGCTCGTTATTACGATTATGGCGGCGCTTTTTAACCGCGCTAACATACTCATCCCTAACCTTGAAAAACAAACCTGCCAGCTTAGGGAACTGAATCAATAAACTGACAATTAGTTTAACCATTATCTACTGATTGGCCCTTTGCGGACCTTTTTCTTTTTAGTTGGGGAGAAGTGGTCTAAGCCAACACCCTTAGCTTTCTTCTTCGAGATTTTAAGAGCCGCTCGCATAGCTTGCCCATGCTCTGAGTGTTTTACTTCTTTATCTAAACTCCACTCCCTCGTAGCTCCCGGTCCAATTACGATTTGACCCCGTCGCCCCCGTTTACGGTCACGGCTTTTTTTAGCTCTAGGGGTCCGCAGCGGCCTTGGCAAGCCGGGTTCTTTATTGTGTTGCCCCGCCATTTTACTCGCTCTTGGCTTTTCCTACGTTTAGCGCCAACCACGATACCACCTTGCTGACCTTAGCCACGAAGACGTTATCGCTGTCGTTAGGTGTCATCGTAGCAACAATGCTGGCAATGGTGACGATGCCAGTGAGAACTCCGATAATGGCTTCCTTGTTTTCAGCAAACCACGTTAATGCTTCAGCCATGTCTAGTCGATGTTGATGTCAAGACTGGCGGCAGGAGCAACGCTGACGCCGCCCCATGGAGTGGATACAGCACAGGAGGTAAGAGCTACACTCAGGACTGCGATGAATAAGATAAGGAACTTCATGATTTTATATGTTGGATATTGCTAGTCTGCGTTCGACCTCTTTGCGGAATGCTGGGTCGGTTTCGTATTTCTTTTTTCCGTTTGCGTCTCTCTCAGACATTGCTGACAGAACCTGCGCTCGGCTATCGAAAGGTTTGCTGCTGGACCCTTGGGTCCTGCCTAGAATCAGCGCCGGGTTTGTCCCATTCGCTGTCTCGTATTTGGACTTGAGCCAGTCAATAGCGAGCTGTGCTTGCTCCTTTGTTCCGGTCTCAAGTGCTCCGTTGTAAGCATCAAGCTGCGTTTCGGAAAGCTCTTCAGCCGCCCACTCAGCCATCTCGCCGTAAACTTCCCGGCCCCCTGCTGCGTTCATAAGCGCGTCCTCTTCAGAGGTCTGTAAGGCGCTCTGCCCCGCAATATAAGAATCAACCAACTCACGACCCAACCCGGCTTTAGCCAAGGCGTCGTAAGTCGTATCGCTTAGCTCCCCGCTCTCCTGCCATTCAGTGGAAGCGGACATGATTGCCTCGTTCTGGCTCTCTGAGCTTTGGCTCGCATCAGGCGCGTCCGTTGGTGGGAGGTCTTCTGCTTCGCCAGTATCCGTATTTGAGCCAAGTTTTGACTCAAGGTTGTTGTATGCCTGTGCCAAGTCTTCGGGAGACTTGAACTTTTCGGGCAACCACTCAGGGCGGTCGCTGGCCGCTTCTTCGTCGGGGATGTTCGCTGCTTCCTGTTCAAGAGTTATATTCTCGTCAGGCGTTGGGTCGTTGATTTCGTATTTGTCGGCCATGTTGTATTATTCCTCTGCTACTGGGGCTTCCTCCGGGGACTCAGCCATAGCATCTTGCGCGATGTTGCCCAAGGCGGCTACTCCTTGAGGAGCTGCTTTCTCAGCCATAGACATCATTTGCGCTTGCTGCATTTCTTGTTGTATTTCTTCTTGTGTCTTAACAAGCCCTTGAGTCTTGATGCCAAGACTTGTGGCTCTCCGCTTAAAGTATTCTTCCACGTTAACATACTGTTGTATGGCTTGTGGACCAATAACTTGAGCAGCACCAGCAAGAAATAGGTCGAGCTTCTGAAGGTCGTTCCCCCGGCCCAAAGCCTCAATGCCTGTAATAATTACAGGGGTCACTAGGTCTTTAGGCAGCTTGGGGAGCTTCTTCTGTTTGCTCATGACATCCATGACACGGTTCACCATGGGCAACTGAAGCTCGTTACTAAGCAGCGAATAAAGACCACCAAGGGCTGACTCAAGCTCCAAGGTCAGCATCCGAATCTCTTCGGCGGTGACCCGCTCCGCGTTCCTGACAACGCCTGACGTAAGCAGGAATGCGTGTCCTAGTCGGTCTTTGATGGTATTGATTGTTTCAGCTGCAATGCGGAAGTCGTTAAACTTGTCCAACTGAAGGACAGAGACATCAGCCGCATTACCTTGAGTAATGGCCCCGTTAGGGCTCTCAGCCAATGTCTTCGCTCTGGTCGTCCCGTTGGGGTTGACCAAGAACAATACTTTTGCAGCAGCAGCAGAACCCTCCACGATAGCCTGAGTCAATTTCTCAAGGCTTATAAGGTCCCCTAAATATTCTTCCACATATCCCCTTCCATAATCCTCTCCGTCAATCTTGGAAAAGCGCAGAGGGATGTAGGGTGATTTTCCTTTTTTGAATGTTCCTTCAGAGCCCTCAACAACGGCTCCTTTGATTTCTTGGTGAACCACCCAGTCGTTCCCGTGGAGACAAACGGAGGTGAACAAATCACACTCCTTGTCAGGGCCAGCGCCATCGCGCACACCAGCAGCGGCTTTAAGCTCATCGCTGAGCGTGTCGTAGGCGAGGGTCTCCTTGGTTATAATCTTCAGCGGGTTGCCCATCGGGTCACGTTGAACAACATACCTGTCCAGATGGAAGACCCTCAGGCCTCCACCCTCAGGCAAATACAACAAAGAATTACCACTAACAATGAGGTGTTTAATAGCTTCGTGAATGCCTACCCGGTAAGACTGGCGGCTCACCTCTTCCATGACCGACTCTTCAACTTTCTGAAGAGCGGACTCCATCTCGCCAATGATATCTTCCGTAGCGCCCTCTTGGCGCAAGACGTGCTCGTCAAAGTTAAGACGAAAGAAGGGCGCATTGGGGGCTAGGAGGGCCAGCAGGAGCTTTGAAGCCAAGTTGTTAACCCCTCTAGCGCCTACGCCTTGGAAGGGCGTGTTGAGCCTTGAGTGGGCATTATGCCCCTCTTCTGGCACCAAGTAGGGGAGGGTCAGCTTTGCGGCGTCTCTTGCTCTGTAAAGAAAAGGATTACGTCCCCCTTCAAGAGCAATGTATTGCGCCTCTGCGGTTGTAGCTTGCATTAGTCAGGTAAATCAAAAAGTGGGTCGTCAGGAAACAGCGGGTCCTCGGGCTCTGGTTCCGGTGGGTTCCGCAACGCATTGCGTTTTGCCCAGTAAGTCTCCCTGTCGAGTTCCTCTACGGTTCCGGCCTCGATGGCTGCTGTAATGACAACCTCGTCGTCCTCGACAAACCTCCACCCGTCAATCGCTATGATTCCCCATCCGTCCTCTTCGTGGGGGAGCCACTCAAACAACTGTAGCCCACGCTGCGTCGTCTCGTTGGGAAACCCACGCGAAGTGTCCACGTATTGAGTCAGTGCCTCGTAGGCGTCAGGCTCTACGCGGAAATAGCGGCTGAGTGGTTCAGGCATTTTATTGAAGAACTCCGTTTAGTGTGATTGTCCAAGCAGGTGAGCGTCCCTTGAGAACCCCAACGGCAGTTGCGACAGAGGGAGTCCCTGACGTTGCGTCATAGTCTATCGTGATGTCTGGGCCGCTTGCAGGGGCCGCGACTCCAGATGTTGCGATGGAATTTAGGATGTTCTCCACTGAGGTGGCGGTGAGTGACGAGCAGTAGTCCCATGCCTGAAGAAAGCAGTTGGCATCTAGGGTTCCCGGAGACCAGTAGTCGAACATGTTAGCGGGAAAATCTTCCAAAGAAGTGCAATAATACCAGCAGTAGCTGAAATTTCTCCCGCTTGAGAGGTCCAGTTCGCTTGGAAATTCGGTCAATGAAGTGCACTCCCGCCAGCTTTGACTGAAATGTGTGCCGCTCGATAGGTCTAACTCGCTTGGAAAACTTTCGAGTGAAGAGCACCCCTTCCAACTGTAACCGAAATTTATCCCGCTCGACAGGTCCAGCTCGCTTGGAAATTCTTCGAGTGAAGTGCA